ATGCCAGGAGGAAACACATCATTAAAAAATATATTAGAGAATCAAGGATCTCCATTATCAGTAGAGAATGGAGGACAACCGGCAATTCCGGATTTTGCTTTATCAAAATTACATGATACTTATTCAATTGATGGTATTCCAGAGGTTCCACTTAAACCGGCACCTTCTCAATTAGATTTAGATGGTGGTTTACCTGCTTCTGGGCCTTATTTAGATAATTTACCGCAATAATTAAAAAAATTTTATTCTTTTTATAACTAAGCTTGGCTTTTGTCAAGCTTTTTTATATCATGTATATGTATAAGTAACAATAAATAGTTATTATAAATTAAATTTTTATGGAAAACACAGTTTCAAATACACCAAATCAAGGAGCACCACAACAATCTATACCTCAACCAGCAGCTCCTCCAAAACCAAAATTCCCAACTGAAATAGTTGATTTACCTTCAAAAGGAAAATTATATCCAAAAAGTAGTCCATTATCATCTGGTCAGATTGAAATGAAATATATGACTGCTAAAGAAGAGGATATTTTAACTAATCAAAATTACATCAGACAAGGAGTAGTAGTTGATAAATTATTAGAATCTTTAATTGTTTCTGATATTAATTATGATGATGTTTTAATTGGAGATAAAAATGCTATATTAATAGCATCACGTATTTTAGGATATGGTTCAATGTATAAATTTGAATACGCCGGAGAAACACATGAAGTTGATTTAACAAAATTAGAAAATAATGATATTGATGAAAATTTAATTACACCTCATATTAATGAATTTGAATTTGAATTACCTCACTCAGGAAATAAAATTAAATTTAAAATTTTATCTCATGGTGATGAAAAAAAGATTGAACAAGAATTAAAAGGATTAAGAAAAATTAATAAAAATGCTAGTCCTGAAATGTCTTTAAGATATAAACATATGATTACAGCTATAAATGGTGATGAAAATAAATCTTCAATTAGAGATTTTGTTGATAACATGTTTTTAGCTCGAGATTCAAAAGCATTTCGAGATTATATGAAAAAAGTATCTCCAGATATTATTCTCAAGTTCTGGAGAGAAGATTGGGAAGGGAATGACGTTGAAGAAAAATTACCTATTGGCGCCAACTTTTTTTTCCCTGACGCCGACTGAAGCATCTAGTTATAGACATAACTTATTTACTACAATACATGATATAGTATTCCACGGTAAAGGTGGATTTGATTGGCATACAGTTTATAATATGCCTATATGGTTAAGAAATATGACTATGAAACGTATTAGTGAGTTTTATGAAGAACAAAATAAAGTTATGAAAGGTAAAGGAAAAGGAGGAACTACTACGAATGATATAAATGAAGCAAGAAGTATTTTACAAAAAGCTCAACAACAAGGAGGATCTCCTGCTAGTTTAAAGTCAAATAAAAAATCAACTACTGTTAAAGTTCCAAGTCATGTAAGAAGAATGTCTAAAAAATAACATTTTTCAATATTTATAACAAAATAAATTAATGGCTTCTAAAAGAGAACAAGAGTTACTTAGATTAAAGAAACTTCTAGGAGAAGTTAATGCACTTAGAGAAAAAACCGGTCAAGGTATACTGGATGAAAAAGGTCTAGGAAGAGGTGCAAAAAGTATATCAGGTCTTAATGCTCAATTAAATATTCTTAAATCATTAGTTTCAGAAGTTGAAGATGGATTTGGTGGAATTGGTGATATAATTGAAGATATAGGAAAATCTTTAGGAGCTGCTGATGATAAAGTTAAACAATTTAAAGGTTCTTATTCTAAATTACAATCAATAGCCCAAAATTTTAAAAGAGATAATCTAAAAATTGATGAAATGGACTATAAACAAGTTCAGAAAAACATCAAACAAATTAGAGATCAAATTGCTCTCCAAAAAGATCTTTACGATAAACTTGTCAAGAGAGAAAAAGAAATGGCAAGTTTAATTGAAAAAGCAGATGGAAAGAAGAAAAAAGCCCTTGAAGAAGAACTTAAACAAATTCAAATAATAATTGATGAAAGGGAAAAGGGAATTAAGATTGAACAAGAACTTCTTAGAAAAGCTAGATTAAGACTAAATCAAGAAAAACAAATCCAAAATACTATGGGCTTTACAGCAGCCATAGTATCTGAAATAGCAGGGACATTTAGTAGAATGGGAATTCATGCATCTTTCTTTGATCAAGTAAAAGAAGATATGAGAGAAGCTGCTAAATCTGGTAGTAAATTAAATGTTGCTTTAGCAGGTGCAAAAGGAGTATTAAAAGGAGTTGGAAAGGGACTAGCAGACCCAGGAGTTCAAATGGGATTATTAAAATCATTATTTAATTATCTTAAAGACGCAGCTGAATTCTTTAGAAAACAAGAAGGAGCAGCGGCAAAAGTATTTGAAGTACCCGGTATGGGAGGGGTTGTAAGAGGAGCAGAAGATATGTTCCATTTTACTGAAGAATTAATTCAAGCCCAAGCAATTCTCCAAGATGGTGTTGGTAAAACTCTTAATTTCAATAAACAAAACGCAAGAGAAGCTTTTGATTTATCACATTTTTATGGTTTAGCTAATGATGAAGTAGGAAGATTATACCAAAATTCAGTAATGTTAGGTATAGAGTTTACAAATCTAAAAGGTGAAGTTTTTGATTCTAGAGTAGAATTTGAACAAACAACGGGATTTGCTACAGATCAAAAAGCAGTAATGAAATCTATTGCAGGGTCTAGTGCTACTACTAGATTTAATATGAGAGGTCAGAAAGATGCAATGTTAAAAACTGCTAATTATGCTACATTACTTAGATTAGATATGGAAAAAATGAGAGATGCTGCTGAAGGCACCTTAAATTTTGAAGATTCTATTGAAAAAGAAATGCAAGCAGAATTAATGTTAGGAAAAGATATTAATTTAGAAGCATACAGATATGCAGCATTAACTGGTGACCAAGCAAAACAAGCAGAAGAATTAAATAGATTAATATCAACACATGGGAAAGACTTACATGGAAATGTTTTACTCCAAAATCAATTTGCAGCTGCTTTAGGTATTAGTAGGGATGAATTAATGAATGCTGTAGAGGGACAAGACCAACAAAAGAAGTTGGGAGAAGATATGGCTAGTGAGCAAAAAAGAATTAATAAGTATGTAAAAGAAGGTAAAACAATTGCAGAAGCAACAGCTTTAGCAAAAAAAGATAGTACAGAAGGTGTAATAAAATCAGCTCAAGCTGCAGAAGAAATTACAAGAGCTTTAGAAATGGTAAAAAGAAGTTTAATGGAAGCAATGATGCCATTAGCTCAAAAAATATTTTCAACTAAAAATATACAAGCTTTTGTTAAATTTGCAAAGAAAGCAATTTCTTTTCTTGGAAAAGTAGTTGAAATTATAGCAAATAATTTTGAAATTATATTAATGGCTTTAGTCGCTTGGAAAGGTTTTCAAATGATTAGAGGTATTAAAAATATGATATTTGGAGAAAGAGGTTCTAATATGATGAACCCAGTTTATACTTATAATGTTAATGAAAGTGGTGGTGGAGGATTAGATTTTGGAAAAAGATTATTAGGTGGTAGAATGAAAGGTAATGTATTTAAGTATTTAACAGGAGGTAGAAAAGGAGGAGTAGCTAGAACTATAAATAGAGGATTTATTAAAATGTTTGGTAAAAATAAATTTACTAAATTTATGCAAACTAAAGTATTTAATCCTTTAGGTAAAAGTAGTCTAGGACTTGGTAAAGTCACAGATTTATTTGCAAAAAATATATCTACTTCTGGATATAACTTACAAAAAACATTTGGTACAAATAATATGTCTAAAATCACTAAAAATATATTAAGTGGTTTTGATAATTTATCTGCATCACAATTAAAATTAACAAATAAGTTAATTAATAAAGGTATGCTTAATGCTGATTTAGTATTTAAATCATCTTTAAAAAATAATAAGACAGCACAAACAATCCTACAAAATGCAGATGATGCTTTTATTAAGAGAATTGATCCTAAAGCAATTAAAACAGCTAAAACAACAGCTAAAGGAACAGATGTTGCAACTGATGTAGCTAATGCCGCAAATGTAACATTAAAAGCTACTAATACTTCCGCAAAAACTTCTAAATCATTATTAAATACTGTTAAAACAACACTTAAAACAGGTGCTACTACTGTTGGTAAAGTATTACCAGTACTTGATGTAGCATTAGGAGGTGGATTTGGATATTATGAAGCAACAAATCAATCAGATCAATATGACCCAGTAACAGGAGAAAAAACATATGATGATTATGTAAGAGATGATATGAGTGGTGGTGAAGGTATATTTTATGGAATAACAACAGGTGGTGCTAACACAGGATCTGTATTAAGTGATGTTGTTGGTATAGAAAGAGGAACAGCAGCTGATGAAGCACTAGGTGTGGGAACAGCAGCAGCCTCAGGTGCTCTAACAGGAGCAGGTATTGGTGCTGCACTTACAGCTTGGTTAGGACCAGGAGCTGCAATTGGTGGTGCTGTAGGTGGTGTAATTGGAGGAGTAGTAGGTGCTGGTTCAGAATTATTTAAATTATTTAGTGATCCAAATTCTAATTTTAGACAAGGTTTAAATAATGCTTGGGAAGCAACTAAAGATTTTGCTTCAAATGCGGGTTCAACAATCGCAGGTTGGGCTTCTTCAGCAGGTTCAGCAATTTCAGGTTGGGCATCTGATGCTTGGTCAGGAATTTCAAATTTTGCTTCATCAGCAGGAGAAACATTAAAAGGTTGGGCTACATCAGCAGGTGAAACAATATCAGGTTGGGCTTCAGGAGCAAAAGAATGGCTTTCAGGTGCAGCTTCTTCAGTAGGAGACTTTTTTAGCAATGCTTGGAGTGCAGCAGGAGATTTCTTTAGTGATGTGGGTCAAGGAGCTAAAGATATGTTTAATAGTGCTGTTGATACTGTTGGAAATTTAGCAGATAATGTATTAGATTTTGGAAAAGATGCATATAATTCTATATCATCTACTGTATCTGATATGTACTCAGGAAGTTTATTAGAATCTGGAGTTGAAGGTGCTAAAAGTGTTGTTAGTGATATTGGTAGTGGAATTAGTAGTGGTGTTGATGCTGTTGGTGATTTTCTTGGACTATGGGGAAATGGAGGTACTATGGGAGGTGTAGGAAAATCAAATGTTAGAATGTATGCTAACGGAGGAAATATTTTAGGAAGTATTGG